GGTGCTAACGCAACAAGCGGTGCTATCGGTGGTGGTTCTCCAACCATTGAAACAGGCGCGGCAACAACAGAATGGTATGAGCAATCATACTCCTCGATTAAGGGCTTCCCTGCGGCTGTTACCTTTCACGAAGATAGATTGTGGTTTGGTGGTACGAAATCGCAACCAGACGGGCTGTGGGGGTCAGTAACCAGCCAGTATTTTAACTTTGATATAGGGAATGCAGAAGCAAGCGATGCTCTGGATTTGGATGCAAACATTGGTCAGACGAACAGGATTAGGCATCTGGTTTCTAATCGTGATCTTCAAATTTTTGCTTCTCGTTCAGAATTTTATCTGCCCTCTTTTCAAGACGAGCCTGTAACACCAGAGAACGCCAAGATATCTTCACAGACGCCATTCGGCACAGGCTTTGTTCGCCCACAATCTATTGATGGTGCAACTATGTTTGTGCAGTCAACTGGATCTGCTGTGCGCGAGTATATCTACTCAGATGCAGAAGGTGCCTACACAGGCAATATGATATCTCTGTTGTCCTCTCATCTGATTAAATCTCCTATTCAGCTTGCTACTGTAAAGGGTTCATTGGACAGACCAGGGGCCTACGCTTTCTTTTTAATGAATGATGGCAACATCTCTGTGTATTACAGTATTCGCAATGAGAAGCGTGCTGGATGGGTAGATTGGAATACTGCTGGCAAGTTCCATTCAATCTGTTCTGTAGAAGATGATTTATATTCTGTATCTGTACGAGATGATGGTTCTGGCACAGATAAATTATTTTTAGAAAGATTTACTAGCTCTCGAGATACAGATTTTTCTGATGAGTTCACTGGCACCAACGGCGTGTTCACTGTCAGTTCTCACTTTGCCAATGGCGCTGTTGTTGATGTAACAGATGGCGATGAATATCTAGGGCAGTTTACTGTTGCTGGCGGTCAGTTAGATGTAAGCGCTGTTAAAACATCAAGCACAGTACAGGCTGGGTACAAGTTTACACCAGAGTTAAAAACCCTTCCTGTCGATGGGCAGGTGCAAGGCGGGTTCCTCACTGCACGCCCGCGGCGCATCTCTATGGTTGATTTAGATCTAAACGAAACATTGAGCGTGTCAGTTAATGGCACCGATATGGTTATCCGTAATGTAAACTTCTCGATTGGTTCAGCACCCGACAAGATAACAGGCAAGAAGGAGTTTCGTCCTCTTGGGTATTCTAAAGACCCAAGGGTTACTATTTCTCAAAGCGCTCCCTTGCCCTTACAGATTAACGGCTTGATAGCAGAGGTGGCATTCTAATGTTCGGTAATCCTTATTTAATGATTGCTAGTGCTGGCATCCAAATGTACGGCAGACAACAGGCGGCTAGCGCAGAGCGCAGACGTCAACAGGATATTGCGGCACAGCAGGAGCAAAACGCAAAGTTTCAAGCGTTAGAGGCATTACAACAACACAATGCACGCCAAGACCGTCTGCAAACTATGCTGTCAATTAACGATACAATTATGGCCGTAAACAATCGTGGGTCTAATGACCGTTCTGTAAAAGCGCTTACTAAAGCTGAGAAGAAAAAATCTGCAACAGATGATGGCAGAGCCAGAACACAGACATTGTTAGAGCAAAGCAGAACAAGATTTGCGGCGGCGGATGCACGCGCGGCTGGCAATCAAGCAATGCGCTCTGCGTTTACTAGCAATATCGGCACGCTGATTGGTGCAGTTGATAGGTATCAGGAAATTACATAATGGCAAAGATACAAAGATTACAGAGGCAAGAGGGGTTTAATAAACCTATTGGCATCGTCAGCCCATCAAGGGCTGGCGTAGAAGCAGGTGAAAACCTAGAGCGCCTCGGCGCAAACATGATGCAGGGTTTTTATGATAAAGCTGTTGCTGAAGAAACCTTGAAAGGCGAAGAGCTTGCCGCAGGGTTTCGTACTCGCAATGATGCAGGGCAGGTAGAATACAGACAGCTTCCCGCTGGCATTTCTAAAATTGCTGCCAAAACTGCACAGCCTTTGCTGGATAGAAAGTATCGCAACGAAATTCTGTTAGACATGAAGAACCAAGCAACGCGCTTGCGTGCTGACCATGCAAACGACCCAGATGGTTTCGATAAAGCATATAGCGCTTACGTTACAAAAACTGCTGAAGCAGTAGGCGACCGCCACGCCGCTTTTACGCTCGACACTGGCGCTGTTATTGCTGGTGAAAACACAGCCTCACTTTATGCAGATAAAGTAAATGCAGAAGATGAAGCTTCATTCAAAAGCGATTTCTCTCTGATTGAAAGTGACATGCTGGATGTTGCCGCTTCTGTTGAATCTGGTGAAGCAAGCGCAGGTATGGGTGGGCAAGATTACCAAAACCTTCTTGCTCGCGTTGACAGACTCGCTGAAGAGCATCCTGATAGGTTGTCGGTGTCAGGTGCCACAGAAATGAAGAAGCGCATCAGGCGGGCTTATGGCGGCGCTCTGATGACCAGAACCGTTAACAATGTAAAAAACCTGCCGCAATTTCAAGACCCCGTTAGTGGCGCGATGAAAGCGGCCTCTTTGCTAGAAAGTTTAGAGGGTGCATATCGTGATGGTAATCTCAAGGGCATGTCTGATGCCAACAAAGCACTGTTAAAACAAGCTGGCTTTACTGAAGAGATGTTATCTCCGCAGTTTTTAGATGCAGAGAGCCGCCGTATTATTGCTGGCGATTTATCTGTTATCGAAAACAATTTGCAAGATATTTTAAAAACTGAAGCGGCAGGGCGTCAGGCGATGGCGACAGCGCTCCAGCTTCAACAGGGGCAGTTAGTTTCTACTGACAAGATGGAAAACTATCTAGGGCAGATGGGCTATCAGACTGCTGAAGATATCATCAATGATCTGCCTAACATTCTTAACCCTAAAACAGAACAGCATAAAGCACTGCAATCTGCATGGTTGCATAACAATAGCGATATGCCACCGCTGTTTAAGAATGTATTTAGCCAAGATAATTTAGAGAAGCTTGCGAACAATGGGCAGTTGCCATTAGCGCTTGACCTGTATCGTCAATCTACAATGCGTATAAACAGCGATGGTAGCGGCGACAACCAAGTTACCAGAGGTTTGAGTGAAGATACCGTAACCAGAATGGAATCTTTGATTGCTTATCGCAACAGCGTAAAGGTAACAGGCTTTGAAGAATATTTTCAAAAAAGAAACGAGTTAGCAATAGCGCCTAACCGTTCTGCTCTTTTAAAACAACAGCTTGGCGAAGAGAGCATTGCAGATTTTGTAATAGATAATCTGCCTTCAAACGCCACTTCCGAAGAGCGTACTTTCCACATGCGCTATGCAGAAGATTTGGTGCTGATGCATGGCAAGGATGTGGCAAGCGATATTCTCACTCAGTCTGGCAACAAAGTATTTGGTAAATCTGCGTTTACATTTGGCGATGAGCGTACCCGCTTTGCACCAGAGAAAGCCTATCCTGATAAAACAGAATTAGAAATGTTTAAGGCTGGTGTTGCACTCAAGCTTGAGTTGGCAGACGGCAACTACAAACTGGGCAAGAATGCGTTCCTAATACCTGACCCTCGGGCTGGTATGGTTAACCCTGAATATATTGTTGTTGATAATAACAAGATGCCAATCATGGCAGGTGGCAAGGCTATTATTGCAAATGGGCAATCTATCATAGAAGCCAGAGCAAGAAATGCCCGCACTTCAAATGCCAACATTCGTAAACAAATGCGTGCAGAACAACAGCGTAGACTTGATAAGAGAGCGCGTATCGATTCTGGTGATGCAGACACAATAGATGACATTGCTTCAACAGCTAGGGGCTATTAAATATGATAGACCTTAATCAGCGTGATTTCTTTGTATCTGTTCCTAATGATTTAAGAGAGGCCGCCCCTATTGGTTTTTGGGAGGGTGTTGCCGCCACTGCCGCATATAATAATATGCCGATGGTTGAATCTGTTCAGGAAACAAAAAACTTTTATTTCCGCGATAGAGATGCATCATTTGACCCCATCGAAAACATATCTGATGAGTATCTGCCTTACTATGAAGAACTGTTAAGAGCAAAAGATAGTGAGCATTTTGCGTTTATAAAACAACGCATTGACAATGAAATGCTCCGCAAACGCAAGATGTCAGGTGCAAGTTTTGGCGCACAGGTAGTTGGCGGCATCGCTGACCCGCTGTTCGTAACTGCATTTGTACCTGCGCTTAACGCTGTTACCTTTGGCTCCACCATCGCCAAGTCTGCTTATAACTTTGGTAAAGTAGGTGCCGCCTATGGTCTGGCATCTGAAGCACGCCGCGCTCCGTTTGCTCAAACTGATGCACCGTTTGAGAGCGAAACAAATGTTATAAGCGCCGCTGTGTTTAGCGGCTTCTTTGGCGGCGCACTCAAGGGCGCATCATTTACCAAACCATTCTTTCAATCTTCTGCTAACAAGATTAACCGCATGGCAAGGGGCGAGGATGTACCGCCCCTGTTTGCTGATGAGAATGCTGGCTCGCCTACCATAGTAGGTGACGAGCAAAAGTTTGATGCAAAGGTAGCAAACCCATTTGGTTCTTACTTTCAGCGCATGTTGAGCAATCCAAGAGTGCCAGCAGTGGTAAAAGAGATGGCGCTGAAATATAACTTCAACTCATCTATCAATCTAAAAGGTGGTGCAGATACCACAGCGCCGCAGTCTGTTTCTCAAATGGCACAGACCTATGAAGGTTATGCTCACGAATATATGAAGAAGTTTCAAGACCTGCACAGAATGCAGGTTGATGGTCACAGACAGGCTCGCTTTCTTGGTACCAATACCAATGAGTTAACATTCACTACTGGCGAGTTTAACGATTGGTTTGAGGATACTGTTACGCGCTACATGCGGCAGGATAATCCAAACCCTACAGTCAAGCGCAAAGCACTTGATGGCGCTACCAAGGAGCAGAAGCAAGCGTTTAAAGAGTTCGACACATTCTTTAAACAGTTTGATGAAGATGCACGCTTTGTTGGCGTGTTGCGTGATGATGCACGCATTAAAAAACAAATGGACAAGCTGCAAAAGCTTGTAGATGAAAAAGCTAAGAAGCTTGCCGACCTTGAAGATTCCATGAAAGCGAAGGGCGGCGCTACACCAAAGCAAGCAAAGTACCGTGATGATTTAGATAATCAGATGGCTGGATTGCGTACCAAGCTGGATAATCTACAGAACGTGCTTGATACACCTACCCGCAAATCATTTAGGTTTGCGATGTATTACAATAAAGCTTTGTTGGATGGTGATAATGCGGCGCGTGAGAAGTTTACACAAACGCTAATAGACCACTACACCAATAAAGGTTTGCCAAATCCTGAGAAGAGCGCGAAAGCTACTGTCGCTCGCATCCTTGAAGAAGCGGCAGAAGAGTTAGAAGATGCGCGTGCCTCTGGTGTAGCTGGCTCTACCAAGCATTTGCGGCACCGCAAAACAGACCTTGAAGAATGGCAGGTAGAAGAATTTCTGGTTAAAACGCCTGATGTATTCCACACCTACGCACAGCAAATGGGCAGACGCATCGAGCATGCCAGAGCATTTGATGGCAAGAACATTGACGAAATCTTAGAAGAGGTTACAGACGCGCTAGTAAAAGCGCGTATGTCTAAAGCAGAGATTGCTGAAATACGCGCTGGCTTTGTAGGCGAGCATGACCGCGTGATGGGCGCACTTTCACGCTCTCCTGATAGATATGATAACCAGCTATCTAAGTTCTTAAAAACTTATGCAGGGTGGGCATATCTAGGCGGTGCAGGTATTTCTGCTGTTACTGATGCTGGCACGATTGTTTTAGCGCATGGGTACAGAGATGTGTACCGCGCCGCAGTAGCGGCGCTTACAGACAGGTCAACTGGTAAGCTGTTATCTGAAATGCAAAATGGTGGTGCGGCGCTCGATATGATCCGCAACTTTGCCCAGCAGAAGATATTGGGTGATACCATGAAGCGTGTACAGCCAAACAAGCTTGAGCAAGCGCAAGAGATTGGCAACCGTTTTATGTACACTGCCAACGGTCTTGGCCCTATCACCACTATATTCAAGTTCGCTGATGGTATTCTTACCAATGATAAATTCTACCGTCTGTCAAAGAAGATGGCTGATGGCAAGCGCTTGTCTCGTTATGACCAAGAGTACCTTAATCGTTATGGCATCGATGATGAGTTAGCAAAATACATTTCTGATATGCCATTTCAGAAAGCTGAAGGTAGCAACTTCTTCCTTGCCAACACAGACAACTGGCCTACCGCTACAGCGCAAGACCGTTTGATGAAGCGCAGATATCAGGCGGCAGTTACAGCGCACTCTGATAACTCTGTTGTTATGGGTCAGGCGTTTGACCGTCCACTAATTATGGATGGCGTCACTTACGTTAAAGATAACCCTGCATTTGCTGGCATGCGTAAGATGTACCCCAATCTGTTTGCTATAGATAAGAAGGCATCTTATGGCGGTGTAAACATGGTGCGCTTGGAAAGCGGCATGATGACCATACCGTTTACCTTTATGAACTTTGTGTTTGGCGCAAACAATAAAATCCTGGGCGCTATGTTAGACCCTGCACGCCAGAACAGAATACAGGGTGCAACAGCATTGATTGCGCTATCTTATCTGTCATTCGAAATCAAATCTGGCTTGGGCATGGCAAAATGGTGGGACCGCGAAGATGAATCACCAGATGTTATTGCGCGTTTAATCGACCATTCTGGATTGATGGGCATCTATGGCGACCTCGGCTATATGGGGCTGTCGATTGCTGGCAATCTTGCTGACAAACCAGAGGACTTCTTTATTGAGCCAAAGTTCGTAAGCCCAAATAAAGATGAGCGCTTTGTAGATGGGCTGGTTACGCCGTTTGGTGCGCCTGTTGATTTGGGCGTTGGTTTCTACCGCGCCGCTAGAGATTTGGTGAGTGGAAACATGAGCGATGGCGCTCAAGAATTGAGGCGTGGGCTACCATTTGTTGGCCTACCGATAATTCGTGATGATGTAAAAGAGTTAACCGATAGAATAAGCCGCTACTAATTGTGCGTGGCACAGTGCAAACCTGCATGATAGAGGGATAAAATGACTATAAACCTTGCAGATAATGACCCCAGAGTATCCTATGCTGTAGCGGCTGGCGCTACGCAAAGCACTTTTACTGTGTCATTTGAATTCTTTGTTGATGCAGATTTGAATGTATATGTAGATGGCGTGCTTAAAACGCTGACTACAGACTACACTGTAACTGGCGGCGATGGCTCTACTGGCTCCGTAGCTATGTCTGTTACAGGCGCATCTGGCGGCTCAACAGTAGTTGTCACACGCTCTATCGATATCGAGCGAACAACAGACTTTCCAAGTTCAGGCCCCTTTGATGTTTCCTCTTTGAATACTGGTCTTGATAGAATTATTGCTATTCAAGCTGATTTGCAAGATGACATTGACCGCTCTCTGCGCCTGACTGATTACGATACAGCGGTATCACTTGTGTTGCCAGATGTTAACAGCCGCAAAGGTACTGTACTGGCATTTGATTCAAGCACAGGCGCAGTAGTAGCTGGCCCAACAACAAGCGGTGTTAATACATTAGCAAGCATAGCAACTGATGTTTCAACGTTAGCTGACATTGAAGATGGTACAATAGCAACAGATGCTATTTCTGACACAGCCGCCATAGCATCTGATGTTTCTACTGTAGCTGGTATATCAAGCAATGTAACAACTGTTGCAGGGATATCATCTGACGTTACTGCTGTTGCCGCAGATGCCACAGACATTGGCACAGTGGCTACTAACATTGCATCTGTTAATACTGTAGCTACAAACATTGCTGATGTTGTGACAGTAGCTAATGATTTAAACGAAGCTATTTCAGAAATTGAAACGGCTGCAAATGACCTGAACGAAGCTACTTCAGAAATTGATACTGTTGCCACCAACATTGCAAACGTAAATGCTGTTGGTGCAATTGACAGCGATGTAACTACCGTTGCTGGCATTGCGGCTAATGTAACTACCGTGGCTGGCATTTCAGCCGATACAACCACTTTGGCTGGTATTTCTGGCAATGTAACAACTGTTGCAGGTATATCAGCAAATACAACTACTGTGGCTGGTATCTCTTCTGATGTAACAACAGTAGCAGGGATATCTGCTAACGTAACTACAGTGGCTGGTGACAGCGCAGATATAGCGACAGTAGCTGGTATATCATCTGATGTGAGTGCAGTGGGCGCTGTGGCATCTAACGTCACAACTGTTGCCAACAATCTTACAAATGTGAACAACTTTGCTGATACCTACTTTGTTAGCTCAACCGCACCAGCTTCACCTACAATTGGTGATTTATGGTTTGATAGCACAAATAATTTAATGAAGGTGTATGGCTCGTCTGGCTTCCAGAACGCTGGCTCATCTGTCAATGGTACTGCTGAACGCAATACATACACAGCTACAGCAGGGCAGACATCTTTTGCCGCAACCTATGATGCTGGTTATGTAGATGTGTATCTCAATGGTATTAAACTAATTGATGGCACTGACTTTACAGCAACTAGCGGCACAGCCGTTGTACTGGCAAGCGGTGCGGCACTAAACGATACAGTTGATATTGTTGCGTATGGCACGTTTAATTTATCAAACTTTAGCATTAACGATGCCAATGATGTAAACACAAGCGGCATAACAAACGGTCAGGTGCTTTCTTATAACAGCACCACATCTGATTTTGAACCAACAACAATTACTAGTGATTTGGTTGATGATGCGTCTCCCCAGCTTGGCGCAGACCTTGATACTAATGGCAACGATATCACCTTCGGCGACAACGACAAGGCTATCTTCGGTGCTGGGTCTGACTTACAGATTTATCACAATGGTAATGATTCCTATGTTGATGATGCTGGAACAGGCGCATTGATTTTAAGAGGTAACAGTAATGTTACCATTGGCAAGCATACTGGCGAAACTATGGGCTTTTTTGAAGCCGATGGTGCAGTTAGTCTTTACCACGATAATTCCATAAAACTAGCCACCACATCCTCAGGCGTATCTGTAACTGGCACAGTAGCGGCAACATCATACACTGGTGATGGTTCATCTCTGACAGGAATTGATTCTGGAGTTACTGAAGCTGACCAATGGTACTTAACTGGTAGCCATAGTGCGAACTCTGTAATAACTGCTTGGGCAAGAGTAAATTTGACAGGCTGGTCTAAAATAGGAACTGGCATGTCTGTTTCATCAGGTAATTTTACCTTTCCTTCAACTGGTTTGTACAAAGTTAGTTTGTTTGCTCAGTTTAGAGATGATGGCGATGATAACATGGCGGCAGACATACAAGTAACAACTAATAACTCATCATACGTTAGTGTTGTTCAAGCGTTGTCTGGCGAAACTAGCTCTCAAAACAGTGCTTCTGCTGTTTCATATTTTGTAAATGTAACAGATACAAACAATGTAAAAGTCAGATTTCGTAGTGATAGCCTTGATTCTTCTTCTTACATAATAGGCTTTGTAAGTAACAAAATGAGAACCAATGTAATGTTTGAACGCATTGCGCCAGCACAATAAAGGATTGTTTAATGAGTAGAGCAAGAGATATAGCTGACCTTGTTGATGCCAATGGCGATGTTAAAGCTGATGCGTTAGATAACGTAGCGGCATTTCCTACTGGCTGGTCAGCAACATTAGATGGTTCTGACATGGTGTTTGTTTACAACAGCACTGAGGTTTTTAAAATCACAACGGCTGGTGCTGTTGTGACTCTCGATAACATTACAGCATTTGGCACACCATAATGACATTATCAGCATCAGGCGCGATTTCAGCAGATGATATCCGTACAGAATACGGACTGTCTGGTGCTGTCAGTTTTGCAGATTTGTATAGAGGTGGCTCTCATGTCCGTCAAAAAGCGGCTGATAATCTTGCTGATAATTTAGCGTCTAGTGTTCCTACGTCTGGTGTACTTACCTTTGATGATTTTCGCGGTACAGCCAAAGGATTTAAATATACCTTTAGCGCTGGTGCAACAGATCAGGATGCTTCCGATTTGTTTGGAGCAGACTATGGCGTTAATTACCCAAAAGAAATTGTAATAAATTCTGGCGTAGAGTTAGGTGCTACATCTACTTCACAAGAAGCATTGGAAGTTGATAGTGGCGGTGCTGGCACAATCACCATTACTAACAATGGCACATTGTCTGGTGCTGGTGGTTCAGTAGGGGCTGACGGTGGCGATGCCTTTGAGGCCGCTGTAACTTGTACTTTTGTTAATAACGGAACTGTCAGAGCAGGGGGTGGCGGTGGTGGTGCTGGTGGCGCTGGTGGTAACGGCAGTTATTCAACATTAAATTATTACTGGAACCCTGTGAATAATCCATCTGGTTATTACTGGGGTTATAATAGTGGTGTAATATCTTTGCGATATGCGTCAACTTATATAGGCGTTGCTGGTTATTGGTGGCAAACTTCTTATAGTAGCTACAGAAGAGGCCCATTGATGTCAGGTTCAGGTACATCATATCCAGCTTCGAACTATAAAATTGGTAAACTAATCAATACTATTTCAAGCGGAGGGGCTGGTGGCTCTGGCGCAGTGGGGGCTGGTTATAATCAGTCTGCTGGTACTGGCTCTTCTGGCTCTGCTGATGGAGCAAATGCTGGTGCTGGTGGCGCTGGTGGTAATGGTGGTGCTTTTGGTGCGGCTGGTGCGGCTGGCGCAACGGGTGCTAATGGCAACTCTTCCAATGGCTCTGCTGGTGTAGCTGGTGGTGCATCAGGCGCATATCTGCGTGGCTCATCTTTCGTAACATTTACAAACAATGGAACAGCGCAAGGGGGTACAGCGTAATGCAGTACACAGTAGCAGAAATTAATAACAACGTGGCTAAGATACAGTTCAGTGATGGCTCATGGACTTTTGTTGAGCTTAATTCATCCATGACAGAGGAACAGTTAGACGATATTGTTTTTCATATTATGCCGCCACATCTCAAAACTGGTGAAGGCACACCATCTTTCTTGACTGCTGGCGCTACAAGAACTGCGGCAGTTGCACTCACACCAGAAGTTGAAGAGGGTGGTGAGTAATGGATAGTAACGATATCGCCATCGCCACTGGTGGTATTTCTGCTCCACTATGGCTACCTGCTGTTAATGAGTGGGTAGCCTTAATTCTTGGCGTCACCTCTCTGGTGTATGTTATTCTAAAAATTATTAAACTTCGCTAAAATGTGCGTTTAATACTGCGGATATGCACACTACTGTTGTGCTATGTTACAAGCATTTATCGCACCGCTAGCTAATATAGCTGGCTCTTGGGTAGAATCCAAAGTTGAAACACAGCGAGCCAAGACAGCCGTTGCCAAACGTGTGGCGGCTGGAGAGCAAGAATGGAATCTTGAACAAGCGCGTAATTCAAACGCTTCTTGGAAAGATGAATGGCTGACAATTTTGGTTTCTATTCCCCTCATATTAGCATTCACAGGACATGAAGATATTGTAGAGCGAGGCTTTGCCGCGCTCGAAACCATGCCGTCCTTCTATAAGAATGCTGTTGCTGTTGTATTTGCGGCAAGCTTTGGCGTACAGCAAATGACAAAGATGTTTAAGAAATGAATGTAAAATATTTTACTTCTCTTGTAGCCCAACATGAGGGTCTACGTTTAGATATGTATCACGATACAGTAGGCGTGCCGACCATTGGTTATGGTCACAATTTACTTGAGCCTATCTCTGAGCGTGCGGCGCTAATTATTCTTGAAGATGATATTCAGAAAACTTTTAACGAACTCGATGAGCGCTTGTACTGGTGGAGAGATTTACCAGAACAGGCGCAGTGCGTAGTAGCCTCAATGGTTTTTAACATGGGCTGGCCTCGCTTCTCTCGATTTAAGAAAATGATTGCCGCATTAGAAGATAGAGCGTGGGATCGTGTGGCATACGAAATGGAAGATAGTTTGTGGTTTCAGCAGGTAGGTATTCGGGGTGGAGAACTCAGAGATATGATGTTGGAATGTAATGGAACGTCCGAATAACCAAGATATATTAGATGCCTATGAAATGTATGGCAATGTCGTTACAGCGGCGCAAGCCTTGGGGATGTCAAAGTCCACCTTTCATCGCCACCTTCAAAAAGCTACCGCTGACACAGGCGAGTTTGTAATTCCTCAAATGCCAGAAGATGATTTGCCAGTAGATGTACTGGTAGACCAGCTTCATGCTCGCTTCAAGAAGCGCAAAGAGTACAAAGAAGCAAAGCATTGGCATGAAATCGAGATGAAATCTGACCAGCCAATCGGCTTGCTTTGGTATGGCGACCCCCACATTGATGACAATCACTGCGATTGGGATTCATTACGCTCTCATTTGGCGCTACAGAAGGCGTACAAGGGCATCTATGGCTGTTCCCTAGGCGACCACCAGAACAACTGGGTTGGGCGTCTGGGGCGCTTATATGGCGAGCAAGATACCTCTCATAAAACTGCTTGGAAATTAGTGGAGTGGTTGATTGGCGAGATGAATCCGCTGGTTCTCATTGGCGGCAACCACGATATGTGGTCTGGTGCGGGTGATCCTCTCAAATGGATGTGCGGTCTTAACACCGTGCGTGAGGACTGGGAGGCTCGCATCTCCATCAACTTCCCTAATGGCAGGAAGTGCAGAATACATGCGGCGCACGATATGCCGGGTCACTCTCAATGGAATTCTTTGCATGCCCAAAACAAGATGGCTCGGTTTAAGGGACACGCAGAGTTGTACATAAGCGGTCACAGGCATAACTGGGGGCTGGCTCATATCGAGGATGTGGAGCGTAAAAAGACTGCATGGCTTGCGCGTGCGCGTGGTTACAAATTCCATGACACTTACGCTTTTGTTAAAGGTTTTGAACAGCAGAACTTTGGGCAAGCTATCCTTCAGGTTATCGACCCGCATAATCCATCTCCTGTTAGCTGGGTTCAATGCTTTGCTGACCCTCAAGAGGGTGCTGATTATCTAAAGTTTCGCCAATCGCTTCAGCAGTGATGGCGCTGTAACCAGCGATGTCTACCCAGCTATCTTGATGGTGCGGGTTCTCCATCAACCTGCCAAGCTTAACGAGCATCATCATCACGCCGACATCTTCCACAGCAAAATCAAAATCTGTGTAGGCTGTCCATAGCTGTGCTATGCGTGCAAAGTTTTCAGATGGCGAACCGTAATTCGCGCCACGGTTGCGTACCGCCGCTTCGGCATCTGCTAATATCTGCTCTCTTTTCATGTTACTCATTTAACTAACTCACATGTTACCTGTTCAATATCGCCAGCGGTATATCCTTTGCGAATAAATGATTGGTGCTTTGCACGAAATCTATTTTCAGCAAGTTCTTTTGCTTGCTCTTCATCGAACGCTCTTACCTTGCGCTCAACAAACATCTCAACAATAAAGCCAACATTGTAGGCTTTGGTCTGCTGGTATTTTCCATCCGAATGTAATGCGGTGGGTTTATCTTCGTTGTTCATAATGAGATACCTCTATTTGTTGATATAAATTTTGTGTCGGATTTGTGTCGGAGTTATTCATTTCCTGCAAACCTAAAGCATAACCAACTATATAAATTGATATTAATACTGCAAAAATGCAGACCACCAAATGAAAAAATATCTTCCATAAGGCTCTGAATATAAAGGGGAAAATGGTAAATAAGGTGGTGCTGCTAGCGTGATTCGAACACGCGACCTCACCCTTACCAAGGGTGCGCTCTACCGCTGGAGCTATAGCAGCACGTGGGATCTTGATACATTAAGATACCGATAGATGCAAGCAAGCACTATGCTGAATTTATGTCTATTGGAGGTCATCTATAAAATGCCCCAGCCTAACTAGAGTCAATGGTCGCATGGTTAAATTCAAATTCATAAACAGAAGAGGGTTTTGCGCCTGATAACGCATTCCGTTCCAGACCTTGCGCTGTGATTAAAGAAATCTGGCTTCGTAAAAAAATAGTAACAAATAACGTTAGAATTTTAATAAAAATTTCACAAGTTTTTTAGTGTGTGCACTAAATAGCCGATCGGTGAAGAAGGCTCCAGCTGCTCGTTTTGAGGCCTCTGACCAGCTCGGGTACGGGGCAATTGCCTCTGCCATCGCCGTAATTTTCAGACGGCTATGAACGGCTAGCGTCCAGCTATGAATAAGCTCTCCTGCATTTGGTGCAAGAATAGACGCCCCTAAAATTTTGCCCTTATTGTCGCTGATCACCCGAACTACCCCTTCGGTGCGTCTAGCCGTTCTGGCCCGATCATTCTCGCGCAGCTCCCAATCTATGTGGCGCACATTGCCAGCGCCAAACCTCGCAACTGCCCCTGTCCAAGTAAAGCCCGTTTGTGCCAGCTCAGGGTCGGTGTAAGTAACCCAGGGGATGGCATCCTCGCGCAATTTTGCGGGTAATTTAAACAACATATTTCGGATAACAATCCCTGCATGATATCCAGCTACATGGGTAAATTGATGGCGCCCGGCAACATCTCCTATGGCAAATACACTTTTGTTGGATGTACGCAGGCGGTTATCTGTCTCGATACCTCTTGTATTATATTTGATATTGGCACCTTCCAGATTCAGGGCATCAATATTTGGTTTTCTGCCTGCTGCGACCAGCAGATGCGTGCCTTCAATACTGTCACCATCCCCGATATCAATGTGGATACGCGCCCCATCTTTGGTAACGCTGGTGATGCGTGCCTGTTCAATCAGCCTAATACCTTCATCTGTCATTTTGGTCCTTAGACGCCCGACCAAATCGGGATCATCTCGTCCCATAATGGCAAAGGCTTCTAGTACGGTAACCTGACAGCCTAGCCGGCGGTGGGCCTGAGCCATCTCAATACCAAGAGGCCCGCCGCCAATAATTATAAGATGCTCTGGCTTTTCATCCAGGGCGAAAATCGTCTCATTGGTGTAATAGGGGGTCTTATCAAGGCCGCTTATTGGCGGGGTGACAGGACGAGAGCCAGTTGCCACAACAAAATATTTAGCCGTCACACTTATCGGCTGGCCATCATGGATAGCGGTAACACTATCAGGGCTGATAAATCGGGCCTCTGCCTTGATGACATTAACCCCCAACCCGCGAAAGCGTTCTTCTGAATCATGGGGTGCGATGCTGGCAATAACGTCGCGTACATGGGCTTTTACAGCGGCAAAATCAATCTGTGCATGGCCAGCGCTGATACCCATAGATGGCATGCCTTTGCTGGCAATTTTAGCTATTTTTGCGGCTTCCAACAGGGCTTTTGATGGCACGCAGC